GCAGAGACAATGATTGAGAGGAGCGGCATTGTGAGAACAGTGTACGCTACTGGAAAGACGTCGACGAAGACCACTAAGACATATCTACAGCTCAACCTCGACGAGATTGATGACTTTAGCGATGAAATTATGGTCAGATATCGCCTCGATTACAGGATTCCAGACGGTGCAAACTCTGCGGCCAACGTATTCGGAATTCAAAATCCGTTACTAGTAGCCTGGGAGTTGGTTCCATTCTCGTTCGTTGCCGATTGGTTTCTGCCTGTCGGTAATGCACTCGAGTTGTTAACCGCGACAAATGGTCTAGAGTTTGCCCAAGGGTGCTACACCTTTAAGCATATTCGAAAACTCAGATGTCGTGTGTTCGGCAACGGAAGGAGCGGGATACAATCCGGGATTCAATATACTGGTCAGACGGGTTCTTTGGAATACAATTCATATGAATACGACCAAGGTCGTGTTCTGTTGAGTAGTTTTCCACAAGTGCCTTTCCCAAAGTTTAAAGATCCCAGGAGCATATCGCATGGCTTATCCGCCATCGCTTTGCTTCAATCCATATTCTTACGCAAGTAAGAATCAACCCTTTGAAAATCAAGGAGCCTTAAATGGCCCAACGTGGGAATATCACCCTGACGGACGCGGCGCTAACGCCGGTCAACCGTGTCTACTACCCGAAACCTGAGAAGAACGGCGTTCTCAACTGGATCGATCGCACCCAATCGGTGTTGATCGGCCAGAACCGTCTTTCTTTGATGCAACGGGTCGCAGACCGGACCACAAAGGCTACAAAGCTTGTGTGGAAGCTCGAGACCCCGATCCTCGAAGCAACTTCGCCGAGTACCTCGACGGGTATCCAACCCGCACCGACTGTGGCATACACTCTGTTGGGCACGATTGACATCGTGCTCCCAGACCGTGCCACGCTACAGGAACGCAAGGACCTGCTGGCTCAGTTGCGTGACCTCATCGCTGAGGCCATCAACACGAGCCTGGTGCATGATCTCGACATGATCTACTAAAAGTAGATCACGTTTTAATCAAAAGTTGGATAACCAAAAAGGTAGTTATGCATAAGCAAAAACTGAAGGCAGCCTTAGGCACCTTCCCTCGGGAGACTTCTAATAAGTGTCTCATGTCGTTCGCTAAGAGTTTTTATGAAGGAATCGGCTCCAAAGTTAGTTTGGCTTGTCTTGATCTCCTTGAAAAAGGAAATTTCGATGAACTGGTTAACCTTGAAGTTGATCCCGGTAATTACGCGAACTCTCACGAGTTTGCAGATGATTACCAAGCTGTTAAGCTGCTTTCAAAGTATAAGGACTTCTCTCACGAGAACCTTAAACCGGAAGAAGTAGCCCGCAGTTCTTTCATAAAATATGAGGCGCAGTGCGCCGATACAAATAAACGGTTCCAAGCATTATCAGATGATCCCTCATTATGGGATCCGCGTATGAACTTCATCTTCATGAAGGCAAAGCGAAAAATCTCTGATGTGCTAGGTAAAGTGGACTTGGATCGGTTAGATGCGTCTTTTGGTTGGGGTCCGGGCGCAACAACAAGTGCATCTGGT